CGGTCTCAAATGCCTTGGCAAAAGCTCAAGAAGGCAACACAGCAGCTTTAGGTAAATTGGGTGTTGGCTTAAGTGCTGCAACGCTCAAAACACTTTCGATGGATGAGATCACAAAGAAGCTGGCAGATACTTTTGAAAATCAAGCATCGGTCAAAGCTGAAACATTTCAAGGCAAAATGGATCGGCTCAAGATTGCATTTGATGAAGGCAAAGAAACAGTCGGATCATTTATTCTTGATGCCATCACACCATTGGTCACAATTTTTGTGGACAAGGTCATCCCACAGCTTGCAAAAATGGCCGATTCAATTGGCAAAGATTTGGCGGCTCCATTAAACAATGTCAAATCAATTTTGACTGACTTTGTGATCCCAGCATTTAGAGCTTTGTATAGTTATTTGTTTGACTTTGTGATCCCATTTTTTGCCAATGTTTTTGGCCCAGCATTAACAGGCCTACGCAATGCCTTTAATACCATCAGCACAGCAATTTTAAACAATGAAGCCGATTTGCAACCATTGTTCAGCTTATTCAAATCGGTAGCAAGCTTTGTTCGCGACAATTTGGGGCCAGCGATTGGCACAGTTTTGCGCGTGGCTTTCAATGTTGTCGGTGATGCAATTGCCGGAGTTATTACAGGCGTTTCACGATTGATCAATTTCTTTGACAATGTGATTGACAAAATCAAAGAGTTCATCAATTTGGTCAAAAACAATCCTTTGGTTCAAGGCCTTGGAGACATCATTGGCAAGGTTTTCGGTGGCGGTAAAGCTGCCGGTGGCCCGGTATCGGCTGGCACCACATACCTTGTTGGCGAGCGCGGCCCAGAGTTGTTCACGCCATCGGGGAGCGGAAACATCATTCCAAATCATAAAATGGGCGGTGGTGGCGGTAACATCAGCATCACAGTCAATGGCGCGCTTGATCCGGAAGGTGTAGCACGCCAAATTGTTACAATCCTTAACAATTCGACTTATCGTGGCACGCTAGGTTCAGGAGCTTTTGCATGAGCCTTTGGAATCCCGAATATCAGATTTTGATCAATGGTGTTGATTACAGCTCATCAACCATTGCAAATCTGGGAATTACATCCGGGCGCACATCGATCTATGAACAACCCGTGGCCGGATATTGTTCGGTCGAACTGATCAATTTTGACAACACGGATTATCCTTTCACAGTCGGCACAGACATTCTGATTTCAATCAAGGATTCAACCGGCACATTTGTGGATTTGTTTGGCGGCTTTATTTCAGACCTTGAGATTTCGGTGCAATCGTCTGGCTCGGTCGGATATGTTACAGCTGCAAGAATTACAGCTTTAGGAGCTTTGGCACGATTGGCCCGAGCAAATTGGGAATTGGCTTTGGCGAAAGACTTTGATGGCGATCAGATATATGCCATTTTGTCAGATTTGCTGCTCAACAATTGGAACGAAGTGGCACCAGCTTTACAATGGCAGGATTACGATCCGACTACGACATGGGCTAATGCTGAAAATGTAGGCCTTGGCGATATTGATCAGCCCGGACAATATGAAATGGTCGCACGCGCTGCCGATCCTGTTTCAAGCTACACAATAGCCTCACAAATTGCCGAATCTGGACTCGGTTATATGTACGAGGATTCATCGGGCCGAATCGGGTATGCGGACGCATTGCACAGACAGACATATTTGCAAGCTAATGGATACACGACAATTTCAGCCAACACATCGATTGGTGTTGGTTTGAAGTCAATTACTCGCTCAGGCGATGTACGAAATTTTATTACTTTAAATTACAAAAATTCAAAGATCGATGTGAGCGATTTGGCATCTATTTCGCAATACGGCAAGTTTGCAGAAATCTTTGACACCAATTTAGAAAATGCAGCTGAGGCTTTGGCCGTTGCCGAAAGGCGTTTGCAGCTTAAAGCTTATCCACGCGCATTTTTTGACTCAATCGAATTCCCGTTGGGATCACCGGAAATCGATGATTCAGATCGCGATGATTTGCTGAACATTTTCATGGGCTTACCGCTGGAAATTACAGATTTGCCGGCAAACATTGTCAATAGCGTTTTTCAAGGCTATGTCGAAGGCTGGACATTTCGAGCCTCGTACAATGCTTTGTCAATTAGCATCAACGCATCACCAATTGAATTCTCCCAAGTGACACTCCGATGGAATCAGGTGTCTGCTTTGGAGTCTTGGAATACAATCAACCCAACACTTACATGGGAAAACGCGATCGGATCGGTGGCATAAATGGCAACTACAACTCCCAATTTTGGCTGGCCGGTGCCAACAAGCACCGATTTGGTCAAAGATGGCGCAACAGCAATTGAGGCTTTAGGCGATGGGGTTGATGCATCGCTTGTTGATCTTAAAGGTGGCACAACTGGCCAAATTTTGGCAAAGGCAACAAATGCCGATTTGGATTTTGCTTGGATCACAAATGATGTCGGTGACATCACAGCAGTCACAGCTGGTACTGGTTTAACAGGTGGCGGAACTTCTGGAGCTGTAACTCTTAACATTGATCCTGCTTATGCAGGTTTTACCAATTTAAGCAATATGACAAATCCAGTTCTTAACTCAGCCATGCAGATAGCGCAGCGCGGGACTACGATTTCACTAGCTGCAAGTGCAGGAACAACTTACACGCTTGATCGATGGTGTACTCAAACAGGTGCTAATCAGGCTTGCACAGTCACACAAGAAGTCACAGGCGATACAACTAATCTACCTTTTATTCAGTACGCGCTTCGATACAAGCGAAACACATCTCAAACTGGGACAGGCGGTTTAACTTTACTTAACGCTTTTGAGACAATTAATTCACGACCTTTTGCTGGAAAAGCGGTTACACTTTCTTTTTACGCTAGAAAAGGAGCTGATTATTCAGCCACAGCTTCAGCATTAGCCGTCAAATTAGATAGTGGAACAGGCACAGACCAAAATCCTTTTGCCGGATACACAGGTGGAGCAACAGTTTGCTCAACTACTGCAACCTTGACGACAACTTGGCAACGATTTACCGCAACGGGAACAGTCGGCGCAACTGCAACAGAATTAAACGTGCAAGTTGTATTTACTCCAACAGGCACAGCAGGTGCTAATGATTATTACGAAATTACAGGCGTGCAGGTAGACGTGGGAAGCGTGGCATTACCTTTTAGAACATATGCAGCAACAATCCAAGGAGAATTAGCCGCTTGCCAGAGATATTACTGGAACTGGAAATCAGGCAACAGTTTGACAATGGGAATTGGTCGATATACAACGGCTACTGAAATGGGTATCTATACAATGTTCCCAGTAACAATGAGAACAGCACCAAGTTTAGTAGCGACAACGGGCACAAATTATTACTCAATCGGTTCAGATGGCTTTAATAGTTTTACAATTTTTCAGCAAGATACTTCATCGGCTTGGCTTTACAATCTTTCAGAAGTGAGCGGAACTGGCGGAAATACCGACCGCGTCTTTACAAACAATGCAGCAGCCTCAGTTTCATTTAGTGCGGAGTTATAAAATGACAAGACAATACACAGTCGAAGAAAATGGCGTTATTTGGTATGAAGAAAATGGAGTCCGTGTATCTTTTAGCGCAGACCCAGCCAACTCAGACTATCAACGTTATTTAAATCCAGAAGCGGAACAATCCACACCGATTGACACCGGTGATGAGTAACTTTCCACAAGGCACATTGCCGCGTTTGATTCAGGTTGCGCTGGCCGAAGTCGGCACAATTGAAACAGGCAACAATGAGACTAAGTACGGCAAATTTATGAAAGCGGACAAGCTGCCGTGGTGTGGCTCATTTCTCAATTGGTGTGCTCATCAAGCTGGGGTCAAAGTGCCAAATGTTGTCAGCACGCGAGCTGGAGCTGAGGCATTTAAGAAAACGAAGCAATGGCACACAACACCAAAGATTGGTGACTTTGTTTTCTTTGATTTCATCATCGATGACAAAGAGACAATCAATCACATCGGCTTGGTAATCCGGGCATCGGAAAAACAGATCGTGACCATTGAAGGCAACACATCAGGCGGTGGCGATCAACGCAATGGTGGAGAAGTCATGGTCAAATCAAGAGCTTTGGGAGCACGCTCATTTGTAATCGGTTACGGCCGACCAGCTTATGAGCCATTTTCCGGTGATTTACCGGATCGACCAAAAGGAGAAAAATAATGGATCAAGCAAAAGCAATGGCGGCCTCATGGGGTCGTTCATATCTAGCAGCAGCTTTGGCCGTGTACATGGCTGGCGGAGACATCAAGGCAATGGCAATGGGTGGCGTGGCAGCTGTTGTGCCGGTCATTTTGCGCTGGCTCAATCCAGCTGACAAAGCTTTCGGTTCAACGGGGAAATGATCCGGAAATCACTCGCGGCAGGTTTAGCTTTGATCCTTTCGCTAAGCCTTGCCGGGTGTGGTTATCAAGGCTGGGTGAGATATCCATGCCAATTGCATGAAAACTGGGAAAACCCGGAATGCTTAAAACCGCAATGCAAAGTGACTGGTACCTGTACGGAGGATTTGATTGGCGATGGCTTCAAAGAGTAAAGACCGCTTAAGTCAAGAGGAAATCAAAGCACGCTTGATGTTTCTCATTGGCGCGGTTTTGTCATTTGTCTTTTTGATTGTAACTCTTGGCATCACATACGCATTGATCTTTGTAACACAGCCAATTGGAGCACAAGCTCCCAATGATGCAGCTTTCATCGATTTACTCAAAACCTTAGCAATCTTTCTCACCGGGTCATTGGGTGGAGTTTTGGCATCTAATGGCCTCAAAGATAAAACCACAAAATCAGAATATGAAAAAAGCATTGAAAGGCGTTTAGGCGGTAGCGACACGCCATGATTTGAGCGTGATTCTTGAATTTGTCGCATTTGCCTGTCACTCTCTCTTTTGGGAGCGAAGCACAGTAGTTCCCGAATCGGGAGCAATACAATGAACGAAGCATCAATTGTGATCATGTGTTTGATCGCTGGAGCCTTTTGGGCTGTCATGGCCTATTCGGTAGGTTTTAAGGAAGGCGAGCGACAAGGCTATACGAGAGGCCGAGCCGTAGCACGCCACGCGGTATCAGCTGATCGGAAGGTCAAATAATGGCCGCATTTATGGATGGATACGAAGGCAACAAAGAGCGAACAGATCGCTGGATTGCAACATTTCCACAAGGTCGGCTCGAATCACACATTGTTGAATTTGATTTTGCAAAAGGCTATGTGCTGGTGCAAGCAAAAGCATGGAGAAATCAAGAGGAAATCCATCCAGCTGGCATTGATTATGCACATGGCTTTTTAACAGCTTACAGCTCAAAAATGGCTCGCTGGATGATTGAGGACACTTGCACATCAGCTTTGATGCGCGTGATGGCTTTGGTTATGGGGAACACCGAGAAGGCCACCAAAGAGGTCATGGCATTGGTTAAGTCTGAAACACCAGCAGCCGATTATGACTATTGGAGCACAAAGCATGGCGATGTGCCCAGCTATCAAACAGCAGCCGAGGCTGAGCAATCTGGCACGCCATCATTTGGGTCATCGGAAAATTTGCAATGGATGGCCGATGATTTGCCTACATGTTCACATGGCTCAATGCGTTGGAATCAAAGCAAGCCGGATGCACCCAAATCATGGGGCGGCTACTTTTGCAGCGAGAAAATTAAAGAAAAACAATGCACACCGCGTTGGTATGTACTACGCAGCACAGGCAAATGGGAGCCACAAATATGAGCGACTTTGTTGAAATCATCTATCCTCAAGAAATGAAAGCACGATTGATGTGCAATGGCGAAATCGTTGAGGAATACAAAATCGAGCAATGCGACAAATGCTCACAGCTGAGGCGATTGGATCACTTTGGCTACCAAAAAGGCTATGACAAACAAGACAACATTATTTGGTTTTGCGGTGATTGCCGATGATAGATCGCATTGAGGAAGTGCAATGCATGATTGCAGCGATTCAACATTGCCATGATCGATCAGCCGATCACAGCTCACGCATTGTCAAAGATATTTCATGGTTTGCCTATGTTGCACAAATGGGCGAATCAATGGCCGCTGAGTATCTTGTAGCCAAACGATTGGGTTATAACTACACACCGGGCATCACATGGGATAAGGAAAAGGCTGATGTGGGCGATCATATCGAGGTCAAATGGTCAGCCAACCCAGCATCCAATTTGTGGATTCAGG